GATCCGAATAAGGTCAAGATGTTTGCTGAAGGCGGTGAGTCTAAGGTAAACGAGGCTGGTAATTACACCAAACCTGGTATGCGTAAGGCATTATTTGAGCGTATTAAGGCTGGCGGTAAGGGCGGTGCTCCGGGGCAGTGGAGCGCAAGGAAAGCACAGATGCTGGCTGCGCAGTATAAGAAAGCAGGCGGTGGGTACAAAGATTAGGTTTCCAGTGTACGACGCCGAAACGGATGGAAACGTATTTGACTGGTTAATTACTACAGCCGAAGACTTTAGGAAGATTAGGCAAAGAGAAAGATATGTCGAATTTGAAAAAGCCGCAGCAAAGTCTGAAAGCATGGACTCAACAAAAGTGGAGAACTAAGAGTGGCAAACCTTCTACGCAAGGATCGAATGCGACAGGGGAAAGATACCTCCCAAGCAGCGCCATCAAAGCGCTCTCCCCGCAAGAGTACGCCGCGACCACGAAAGCCAAAAGAGCCGGTAAAGCAGCCGGGAAACAGTTTGTGGCCCAGCCTAAAGGCGTGGCTAAAAAAGTTGCTCCGCATAGGAAAATAAAATGACCACACCTAAAGGCGTTGCCTCCTCTATAACCCGCATGGGGTTGTTTGAGCCATTTAATTTACAAGTGGCGCGGGGGCAAATTGCCTATCACAAAGCGTTGTTCAAGTTTGGTTCTAACCCAGTTGTAGACGCAGCTTTAGAAACGGTTTGGAGCCAAGGGGGCATTTACGTGTACCCCAGCGCTGCCACCGTGATGAAAGTATCAAGCTCAAGCGCAGCCGACACGGGTTCTGGAACAGGTGCTCAAACAGTCATAGTTAGCGGTTTAGATGCTAACTACAATGAAATTTCTGAGGTGGTGACATTAAATGGTCAGACTGAAGTTCTTACCACGAACAGTTTCATCCGTGTATTTCGTGCTTTCGTTAACACTGCTGGCACTGGTGCTACTGCCGCTGGCGATATCTATGTTGGTACCGGAATTGTTACGGCTGGGGTTCCAGCGACTGTTTACGCAAAAATCCCATTGGGAGCCAATCAAACGCTGATGGCGGTTTGGACGGTTCCTGCGGGCTACACGGCCTACATAGACCAAGGTACCTTTTCTGCGGCAGGCTCAAACACAAACCATTCGATAAAAGGTCAACTTTGCTTTAGGCCTTTTGGCGGAGTCATGCGTGTGGGCGCAGAATTGGGCTTGTCTAGCGGTTTTGCGTTGTTTGATTTTGAATACCCTATTTCTTTCCCAGAAAAAACAGATATAGAGGCAAGAGCCTTGGCGTTATCGGGCACTGGCTTTTACGTGGCAGCTACTTTTGATTTGATTTACATTAAAAACGATAGCCAAACACCATGACCACAACCGGTTCAACTATTTTTAATCTAGACCTCAACAATATTATTGAAGAGGCTTTTGAGCGTTGCGGTGACGAGCTACGTACTGGCTACAATATGCGTACAGCCCGTCGTTCTCTTAATCTTTTGACGATTGAGTGGGCTAACCGGGGTATCAACCTGTGGACTATCGAGCAAGGTTTGATCCCTATGGTTCAGGGCTCCCAGTAGACACGATTGACCTGTTGGACTCCGTAGTCCGAACCCAGACCGGGGTTGAGCAGACTGACATTAATATCAGCCGTATCAGTGTTTCTACCTATGCCACGATCCCTAACAAGAACGCCCAAGGACGACCCATTCAGGTGTGGATTGACCGCCAGTCTGGGGACACAGGCGCAACTAGCATTACCCTAAACGGCGGTATTTCTTCTACTGCTGACACTATCACTCTTAGTTCTGTAGTAGGTTTGAACTATGTTGGGTTTATCAAAATCGGGGCCGAGACCATTGGGTATAACGAAATATCAGGGAATACCCTACAAAACTGTGTCCGTGGTGTAGATAACAGCACCCCTGCGGCTCATTTAACTGGGGCGTCTGTTTCGATTCGCAACCTGCCAAATATCAATGTCTGGCCTGCCCCGGATCAGAGTAACTTCTATACCTATGTTTATTGGCGTCTACGCCGCGTACAGGACGCTGGCAACGGGGTGAATACCCAAGACATACCTTTCCGTATGTTGCCCTGCCTAGTGGCTGGATTGGCATATTATTTGGCTATGAAGCTGCCGAATGGCTTGCCACGGCTAGAAATGTTAAAGATGGCTTATGAGGAGCAATGGCTATTGGCGTCTAGTGAGGATCGGGAAAAGGCGTCTTTGAGACTTGCCCCCCGTGAAATGTTCTATTAATCATGCCAAGTAAGTTTGCGTCTGGTAAATGGGCTATATCGCAGTGCGACAGATGCGGGTTTCGTTATAAGTTAAAGCAGTTAAAACAGATAGTAATTAAGTCCAAAAATGTGAATTTGCTGGTTTGCCCGACTTGTTGGGAGCCTGACCAGCCGCAGTTGCAGTTAGGTATGTACCCGGTTAACGATCCACAAGCCTTACGTAATCCAAGACCGGATACGACTTATGTCCAG